TTGAAGCAATCTTGTAGAATCTATCTTTCTCAGCAGCAGTAGGCATTGGTGGAGGAGCAGCAGGCGCTGGAGGAGCTCCACCTGGTGCAGGAGCACCTCCAAGTGGAGCTTGTGGCATAGGAGGTTCTACTGGCATCTGACCAGCACCAGCTCCAAAGCCCTGCCCAGTTACTGGCCCACTTTGTAAGTTTAATGAAAAGGCTGGTGTTCCAAAGCTTTGATCACTGATAAAGTTTGCACCTTGCTCAAACCTCAGTCTTTCAATTTCTTGATCTGAGTCTAAACCAAAAGCCTCAATTAGTGAGACATTTGAAATAACACCATTTTGATTTGCAGTAACAAGCATTTGGAGCTTGCCAGTATCATCTCTTAGTTGAAGATCATCAAACTTAATTTTAGGATAGACAAGCTCATCTTGCCCTCTTTCACCTTCAATTACAAATCCATTCCACTCAGCTACAGGCTTGAATACACATTGCTCAACCCAGTGTGCAACCTCTCTTCTAAAGGTTTCAAGCCTTTGAGCCATAGCAAGCAAACCAACTTGAGCATTTCCATAAGTTGGTCCTTCACCGTTAAGTAAAGCTTTGTTGAGCATAACGCCATCTAAAATTTCTTGCTCAATTAGTTCAAATTCTCCGGTTAGTGGATGAATCTTACCAGTAGCGCCATACCATTCCATATCAAAGTTATGGTGGGTAACAAGGGTCAAGTTTGGATCATTAGCAATTGATGCTAACTCGTCTTGAACATTGTCAATATCTTCTTGTGATGCTGGTCTTGTATCACTTCCAATTTTTACAACCTTAATTGGAATAATCAATCTTTCAGCAATCATGTACTGAGCTTGGCGTAATTTATCTTTATAGGTCAAGATTGGAAATAATGGCCTAATCATAGAAACGCCATAGTCTTCCCAAGGATTTGATCCATGCTTGAAATGATGAATTGAAATAGGACTTAACTTAATTGGGTCCCCTTTCATAATCATTTTTTTGACATCATCAGGAATAGAATCATAAATTTCTTTTGGATGTCTTTCATTTATGATTCTGACTTCTTCTGCTGATGGTTTATATGCATAAGATCCAGGTTGGTCAATCATTCCTGGGGTTTTGATTACACTGTCAGGATTTAGGATTGAAATAGATTTCCAAGTTGCACCATCATGCTTACAAGGCTCGTTTTTATTATTGTCCCAGTTTGAGCCATTACAGTGCTCGCATTCAATGGACAAAAGTACAAATGAATCACCCAATAAGTGATAAGCTTGTGAAATTTCTGGAAGCCATTTTTGGAAGTTTAACTTTTCAACTAATTTTTCAAAATAGTCTTTTACGTAGGAAGATGAGCATTCAAGCTTCCATCCAGAAAAGGGATAGTTTTTATAAAAGTTGATGGCAGCAGCAACTTTTGGCTCATTGTTTTTCCACCAAGATGCCCAAAGATAAACTTCTCTTCTGGCGTTTGGGATTTGGAAAGATGAAGGCGTTAAGAATGGAGAATAAAAGTTTGGAGCAGTGGTGATAGTATTTGTACTAGCTGATCTAGATACAGAAGGGCCAAGTCCTAATCCAATTCTACTACTTGCATATCTTTGTTCAGATGGTGTGCTTGCAGATGATTTCTCACCAGCAACTTGAGTCGCTGAAGTTCTAATAGCAGCTGCCAAAGATGTTCTGTTTGCCATAACTTAAATTATACCCAAGTTTGAGATGAAGGAGCGCTCTTTTCTGTGAATAAGCCTTTGTTTCTAAGCGCTAAGTATCGTCCTTCACCTTTGAACATGTGAATATCTGAATCAGTTTGATTTAGTGTGTTTCTAATTGGTGTCTCATTATCAGGAAAATTCATTCTAAGTTGTTCTTCTGTAGTTAAATTTTCTGGGGATAATTGATCTGATTTAGGTTGAATTTCAGAAATTTCATCATCAATATTAGTGTTGATAATTGATATATTTCCAGGATTCAAAATACTCATGTTTTCTGGAGCTATAACAGAAACAGTTGAGCCGTCATTGCTTTGCTTTTCCTGTTTAGCAACACCAAAGGCAGCTTTGACGACTCTATACCACATATTATTCTCTTGAATCTTCTAGTAAACTATCTAAACCTAATTCAGATGCAAAATGTTTTAAATCCTCATCTGAAAATTGATGTCCCCAAGAATCATCATCTAATTCAGAAAGAAGTTCTTCAATTGTTTTGTCAACATCTTTCTCAGGATTTTTTCTACTCTCTTCTAAATGAGAATCAAATGAAAGATCTTCCTTAGCCTTCTTTGCTGTTTTGTTTAGATGTTGAGAAACAGACATATCATCTCCGTCTCCTGCTTCATCATTAATCTCAGCGCTAATTTGCTTGGGATCTGATTCATTATCTGATAATTGATGAGCATAAGATTCTTCCATTTCTCCTCTATGCCCCATCATGCCAGCATCTGAAAGTTGATCTTCTCTAACACTTTCTGTATCTGATTCAATATTGTTGATTTTTCTTAAGAGCTCTTCTAATGAAAAACTGGTATTACCGTTTGTTCTAGGTAATTGTTGATCAATAACTTTTGAATGATCAGTTTGTGAAGTTCTAGTTTTCTTAGGCTTCTTGTCTTCAGTATGGCCATATTGACTCTGTTTCATAGATGACAATTGTGATTGAATACTGTCTTCATAGTTTGCTTTATCTCTTAAAGCATTAGCACCTTGAGTACTCTTTTCAAACATCATTTCATATGTATTGTCAGCATCAGTTACGTCTTTACTTCTTTGCCCTTCACTCAAATTAATATTTTGATCATTGTCAGGACTTCTATGAACATCTAATCTTGCAAATGTTTCATCATGAGAAATAAAAGCAACTTTGAGCCAATCTTGATAAGCACAAGTTACTGATCCATCTTCTGCAACTCTGGAATCAATGCAGTTAAATCTACACTTTGAAACTTCCATAGCTACAGGCTTGCCATAAGTATATTTACCTTTAGGGCACATAAGATAAGGTTCATTATCTTGTGTTGATAATGTTGTGTAAGCTAATCTTCGAGTCTCTTTAGGAGTAAGAGTTTCGTAACATGCTTTAACATAATCTTTTGCATATAAAAGCTCTTTCTTATCTCCTGAAAGAACTTTTGATCTTAAGTTAGTTAAAGCTACTCTTTCATTTCTATCTACAAGAGATGTTAATTTATCAAGAGACTCAATAGATTTAATTTGCCAATAACCAGCAGATTTATCATCTTGTTTTGATGCAATTCTTTCAAGTTTGGCTGCATCATTATTTTTATCTAAAAAGTTTTGAAGAGCCATATAAGAATATCTGTAATTATTTCTAAGCTCAGATGCTAAAATTGTTTTATATTTTTGTAATCTAGACGCTAATGTTGGGAATGCCATATTTCCAGGAAGTGCTATAATTTTAGTTACTTCTTGAGGTCCACCATCATTTCTGAATTCTTCAGTGACACCATCATGACATAAATCTTCATCATCAATGAGTGAAAAGATATTATCAGGAGAAAATTTTCCTGAGTTTTCTTTTAATCCATCAATCATTTTCTGAAGCATCATAACAATACTTACGCCGTTTAAGGAAGGTGAGTTCTTTTCACTCTTTTTTGATTTTTCTGCCATTTTAGTTCCTTCCACCTAGTCGCCAAGACCTAAATTTTTCAAATCATCTTTGTCAAAATTTCTAGCAATTAGTGCTTGTTTAATGAACTTAATTTCTTGTTTGATGCCTTTTTTATCAGCTGCATCTTTACCATGACCTTGAGGAGTATTTTTATCATAATCTTGCAAGTCTAATAAAAAACAAGCTCTCATAATTAATTCAGGAGTTGATCTTTTTGCGTAGTCTGGCTTTTTATCATAATCAAGGGAAGCAGTTGAAGTTCTTTTATCTATTTCTTCTAGTTCTTTGACAGCATCTGAAAGTTCATCTTTACCTTCAGCTACTTCTTTTGCATCATTAACTAGAGAATCTGTAGAGACACTTTCTCTTACATTTTTATCAGAACTTTTATCTTCTTTAGATTTCTTTTTCTTGTTATAGTCTCTAACAATATCTACTGCTCTTTCAATTGTTTCTTTATTCCAAAATTTTAATTTAGCTAAGTATCTAACAATATCGTTTTTTTCAATTCCATGGTCAAGAAGCTTACCAACTTTACCCATTAAAACTCTAAAAGGATTACCTCTGGTTTTTTTCTTGTTCTTAGTTACAGCTGCTTCTCTGAAATTGTACACTTTGCTTTTTTCCTTTGATAAATATTCTTTTTCAATTTTATTAGCAATATCTATATATGTTGGATCATACTGTCCTGTGTCTGGATCTTTAGTCTTTTTTCTAGGATCGTTTGCCATCATAAGTGCGCTAGATAGTTTATTAAGTCTTGATCTTAGTCTTTTGTCATTTACTTTGTCTGCAACATCAGATATTCTGTCGCAAACAGCTTGTTTATCAGAATCATGACAAGACTTAACTTCTTCAATAAGTTCTCTTAAGTCTTTTTTAGTAATTCCCTCACTTTGCTCACCACCCAAAGCAATATTGTTTATGCCATTTGCTGGATTTGATGCCATAGGGGCGTTAAAGTTGGAAATTCTATACATTAGCTTAATCTTCTATATCTAAATCTAAAGAAATACTATTATAAATTTCTGAAATATTTTTAGCTCTATTATTAGCTTTTTCACCAAGTTGGTTTTGAATATTTTTCTTAATAGCAAGTCTTTGCTCTCTTGATTGATCTTGTAAAGCAATTCTTTTGCTTTCTCTCTCATCAAGAGCAGAAGGATCAACCATGCCAAATTGAGATGTGTACTCAACATCAGAAGAAGTTCTTAAGATAGAATGAGCTCTTGATGAAACAACATTTTTCTCTCTAATGGAATTTAATTTTCTTTCTTCCCAACTTGCATGTCTTGAGCTTTGCGCTTCTCTTTTAGCAGTAAGTTCAGCTTTTGATTGCTCAGAAGTTGAATTTTGGCTATTCATAAATTCTTCTGTAATATTAATCATATCTGGATTAAAAATATTAGCAGATCCTCTTAAGAGACAATCCATGTATTCATCAGCAGAATATGCCTTAAGATTACTTGTAGTAGTTCTAGCATTTAACCCAGAATCTGTTCCGTAATCAGCTCTCTTAATAGCGCCTAATTCTTGTGATAAAATTCTATCTTCAATCGTATCTGTTCTTAAGTCTTGATATGTTGAAGCACCAGAAATCTTTTCCCAAGATTTATTCAATGATGTAGCTTCTTTTGTAAAACCAATTTGTTGCTTGGAAATCTTCATTCTATTATCAGAACTATTTGATTTTAACTCAGCATAAGGATCTTCGTCAATTTCAACTTGTGATCCTACAAATTTTTTCTCAATAAAGCTAGGAATATTGTCAATTTCTCTTACTTTTCTAAATAAACTCATATTTTTATCCTAGTATGAATTTCAAGAATAGCCCCAGGCATAAAGCCTGGGACCTTTTTTCTTGAGGATTTAATTTACTTGTCGTATTCTTGGGTAAAGAGTTCGTCTACCCAATCTTCAGCGTAGCCAAGATCATTTTTCCAATAATCTTTAAGTCTCTTATAGTCATCGCTGGATAATGTAGCAAGCTTAGTCATTGAAGAAACTGCAGCAATCTTTACATTATTGTCTAATGAAGATGCCATAACTTTCTTGATGTCTGCTAAGTTATCAACCTTAGCTGATAAACCTAACATAGCTTCAATATATTCAACTGGAAAACCATTTTCAATAGCTTTTGCTGCAAAAGCTTTTTTTGCTGAATTATTCATAGAAGAAACCTTTACAAACTCATCGGATTGCTTAGCTTCGGTTTTTGGTTCAGCTACTGGCAAATTATCAATGATATTTTGTCTGTAAGCTTTTCTTTGAGCTAACTTGATGTTCTTTTCAGATTGAGCTTGTACTTGTCTTTCGATCTTCTCAGCCAATCTTACTCTTCTCTCATGTCTGACTGCAAGAATGACGTTAGCAAGTTCTTGATCACCATTTGCTAAAGCTGTTTCAATAGCTTCTGCACTGATTTGTGATGGATGATTGAAAGCATAAGACTTTTTGTCCTCTTTTGACTTAGGGCCTTTTCTCTTCATAGGACCCTTAGCATCATCTTTGTCATCATCTTCATCGTCTTCGTGATCATGCTCGTCTGATTCTTCTTCTTCAGTTTCATCATCTTCGTGCATTTTCTTCCTTTTCTTGACATTTTCAAGAAATTGTGGTGGAACATCATTAAGTTTTTTTCTATCTTCTTCTGATGGTTTCTTTTTGTCGCTTAGACCTTTGAGCATTTCTTTGGTTTCATCATCCATTTTCTTAGGCTCTTTGGCTTTGGCAAGTCTTTCATTAAAGTTGTCCCAATCAATTCCTTGAAAAACAAGGTCAGAATCAAGAGCTTCGTCTTGGATTCTGTTTGGGAAAATTCTATCTGCCATAATTATTTTTTCTCCTCAAGAAAGAATACATTAAGTGATTTCTAAATATTTTACTCGATTACCTTTAATGTATTTATTTATATAGTTTTATCTAAAATTAAATTCTGATCCTTCAAAGTAAAGCTATTACCAATTTTTATACCCAAATCATCAAATAATCCTTTATTTGCTTCTACAACAAACTTGACATTGTTTGATTTAGGACAACATGATTGTTCGCTTTGCGCTTTCATATCCTTAATATCTAATACTTTATAATCTTTGTCTAAAAAAGCTAATGATAAATCAAAATCAACGTTTTTATTCCAAAAACAATAATTATCAGGTGAATCAAAAATAAAAAAAGCTACTTCATATTTGTCTAAAGGCCTTGCATTCATCAATCCTTTAGATCTAGTTGAATCGTTTTCTGCTATAAATCTAATTTGTAATTTTCCATCAAAACTTTGATGTTCATTACTAGTCAGTCATTTAGCAACTTTGACAAATTTATTGCTAGAAGCTTTTACGCTTCTGGCTTCATCTAAGTCAAATCTATCTTTTGTTCTGCCTTTTCTAAACTCATTGACAGTTTCTTGGCTTAAGTAATGATCTCTGAGGGCTAACTTAGCCTTTTCTGTTAATTCTACAGATCTGCCATAGCCCTTGATTAATCCTGCAGTCTTAAGTGCAAATAAATCATTGTCATTAATTCCGCCAGGAACATTACAATATTTAGTTTCAGAATTAACTGCCATTTGGCTTGCAGCTGTTACAACTTCATCAGTATTTGAATCAATTTCTTTAAGCATATCAATGTACTTGTTGCTTAATTTCATTGCTTCTTTTTTTGGTTGTGAATTTACACCGAGTAATTGAATCTGAATATCAGATAATCCTAAACCTTCCATTGAAGGTCCATCAAATAATTCTGCGTGTAAATCTAAGGTATGTACAGGTTTGATTGGAAGTGGCATAATTTTTATCTCCTTGGTAATCTATTTAGATGGGCGTTTCCGTCGTCAACATTTTGTTCGTTTGTTTCTTCGTATGTGTAATCATTTAGTGATGCATTTCCATAAGCTAATCCTTGAGATGGACTACTAGAATTTGATGTTGGATCAACTGCTGCTGGACCTGGAGTGGCATCATCTACGTTATTGATTGAAAAAATACTTACTTTCTTTTCTTCGTCAGTATTTCCTTGAAGTGCAAAATAATCTTTATTTAGTTTATTGGGTTTTTCAACTTGATTGAATTTGTCATCTCTTTTGATTTCTTCTTCAATTTCCTTAAAATCTACTTTTCTTTCTTCAGTGTAATCACTTTGATCTTGATAATAGTAAGATAATTTGATAAATAAATTATCAGATTCTTTGTATTCTCCTAATTCATCAAGCTTTTTGCAAATTCTAATTAATGATTGAATATTTGTTTTCATTAAAAACTATTTCCATGAATTCCAATACCAAAAGTATTGTATTCTTTTTCTAAATTAGATTTTTGCTCTTTAAATGATGCATTGTTATGATCTTGCAAAGTATAAGGAATCTGATTTCTATTTAAGTTTGCTTCTAGTGATATATTTTCATCAATCAATAATGGTGTTTTGGATATCTCAGAGCTTGGATACACATTTGCATTGGTATCAGGGTTTATTCCATCGTTAATTGTAGGTTCGTTGTAACCTGAAGAGCCTCTATGGTCCTGGTTAGCTTGATTTGCTGTATCTAGGTATTTATTTAATCCAGGAAATCCATCGTCACCTGATAGTAAAGGATAATTACCTTCTTGATATTGTTTAAATCTTTTATCATCTATTGGATTTCTATTTTCTAAATCTTCAGGATGCTCTTTTGTAATTTTTCCACGAGATCCTATTGTGTCAGAAATCCTTAAGTTATTTGTATTTGAATAATGAATTCTTTCAGGAGCTTTAGGTACGGGAAGTTCATTCTCAAAATCAAATATTTGATTAGGTTTATATTTATGTTTTTTTGACGCTTCTAAACTTTGCTCAATAGTTCTATAATGCACAGGATTTTTTTTAGTATTCTTGTTTATGAAATCTACACTATTTTCTTCAATACTTTTAGCTTCTTCTTGTAATGATAGTGTGTAATCGTGTAATTGTTTTCTGTGCTTTGCCTTGAGTCTAGCAATTGGATCGTCTAATAGATAAGGTAAATTTTCTTGCTCAACATCATTCTTGTGAAATTTAAGTAAGTGAGCTTCAATAGATAATTCTGACTGATCCTCGTCTTGACGTACTTTCTCAAGAATTTTATTAAAAGGATCCTCATTCTCATAAATATTAACACCACTACCGCCTCTGCTTTTGCCACTTAAGCCAAAAGGAGCATTCCCAGGAGAAAAAGGTGACGGTTGATATCCTCCGCCTACTCCTCCAAATCCAGAAGCTGTTTTAATATTCTTAGACATAGCTATTATTTTCTTATATAAAATTATCTAAACCTTCCACTGAGATTTACTAATTTTGAGCTTGGAAGTCTAGACATAATCTTTGATGTTGTGCACTCATATGAAACTGCTGCTACTGCATCACAAATGTCATCTTTATAACCTTTGAGCGCTTCAATATAGAATCTTTTGCCTTTCCATATTTTTTGAAGATATTGAAATTGAATTTTTGCTTCTTGAACTTCATTGAGATCTATTTTTTTGCCTGACGCATCTTCATTAAATCCAGAAGAAAGATCGTACACATCAATTCTGTCTTCTCTAATCAATTGTGAAAGTTCAGAATAAATTTTTTCTTTATATTCTTTGTTAAATTGTCTCTCTACAATAGGTACCCCACGAGCTTGCAGTTTGATAACAGATGTTTGTGAATTCCACTGGTCAATACTAACTTGCTTAAATCTAAATTTAGCATGTAAACTAATGACATACTCTTCAACTTCTCTTTCAGATACGGGTTGATTTTTAGACATAGGATTCCAGAAATGGATATGGTCAATAACAACCCTTTTTAATGGTTTAAAGTCTGGGCCAATGCTGTTATATATACTTTCTGCATGAGCTACTACTAAAGCATAATAATCAGATGTTCTTGCTGGATCTAAGTGACAATAATATTCATAAAGGCCATCAGACTTTTCTTTTCTAGGAACCATTGACATAGAACTGAACATTCTTTGAATATCATCTGGAGAAAACATTGGATCTGAAGAAGCAGCTCCAAATTCAGCTCCATATTGCATTTGAAATTCAACTGGGTTCTTCTTTTTCTCGCCTTCAAGATATTCTTTATCAATGTTAGGATTTGATAGCCAAGTAGGCATTCTCATGATTAATGTTGATGGATCATCTAATCTATTTTCATGCAAATCATAAAGTAATCCAAGTGGGCCTTTTGGGTTTGAAAGCATCATAATTTTGCCGTCTCTACCAAATGTAGCTAACGATGGCTTCAAATCATTATAAAGGGCATAATCAACGCCAGAATCAGGGCTATCGCCAGCCATAGCAGCAATCTCGTCCATAATGATGCACCAACAAGTAAGACCAACAAGGCCTGATGCACTACTAGAACCACATTTAAGAACAAGAGAGCCTGAAAATGGATTCATGCCTTGATTTATTCTGCGATCATTTTCTCTTCTATCATTTTCAGTATAGAATCTCATTTCAAGCTCATTATCTTTACCGATATATGGCTGAAAGAATGGAGAAGACAAAACAGTATTCTTTATTTTTGCAAAGATAGCATTTTTAGCCTGTTCTTCATTTTTAGCTACATTGAGAAGTGTGATCTGATCAAATTCCATCAAACCATATCTTGCTTGAGGATGACCCATTGCAATTAGTCTATATAGCTCATACAGGGCAATAGCTGAAACAAGGAACGATTTTCCTGAACGTCTTCCAAGAACTAGAACAAGCTCTTGAAATTTAAATCTTTTTTCACATTTATCAAGAATTTGCTTTCTTACTTTTTGATCTAACTCTTCTGCAAAAAATAAGTCTCTCTCACATTGATAATTTTCAATAATTGGTCTTTGGGAGAGTTCGTTGATTATTCTCTCTGCATCAGGGTTAGTTGCTTCTTCTTTAGCAACTCTGTATCTTTCTTGTTTAACATCATCTGGTAATTTATTACATATAAGACATGGAGAATTTTCAACTGTAAAAAGAGGCTTTATAAATTTGCCTTCTTTTCTTTTCTTCATCACATCTATTTCATTTTTGCTTATATGTTCCCAAACACAACCTTTACAAGAAGTTCTTTCTTCTTGTGGGACATCATTGAAAAATATATTTGTATTGCCTTCTTGCCCCATATAGAAACATTTTAATATAAGTCTCTGCCAGGGGTGGGGTTTAAGATTACAAAAGAATGGATGCTCAATAAAAGTTACAATGTCTACAATTTGATCTGGATTAAATCTAGTTTTTTCAGGAGTAACTGGAGGAGATACTTCTGTTCTTGTTTGAGGAATGATTTCATCTTCAAAATCAGCAGCATATTCTGAATCTTTAAAAAGCTCAGTAACATTATTAGCTTGCTGCAAAAGTTGTGTCTTATAGTCTATATGATTTTGTTTTGCAGTATTTATTTTTCTCATTATTTATAACAAGTCAAGT